GCTACAAGTGCAAGTGCAGCTAGAACAGCTTTAGGACTTGCTATCGGAACTAATGTTCAAGCGTATGATGCAGATTTAGCTAATTTATCTGGTTGTCAATCTGGAGCTTCTGCTGCTTTAGCAGCTTTAACTTCAACTGAAGTAGCTATTCTTGATGGAGCAACAGTATCAACTTCTGAACTAAACATAATGGATGGTGATACTGCTGCAACATCTACTACTTTGGCAGCAGCAGATCGTCTAGTAATGAATGATGCTGGAACAATGAAACAGGTTGCATTATCTGACCTGGTTACATTCTTAGAAGATGAAAGTGCCTCTAGTTTTGATATAGATGGAGGAACATACTAAATTTAACCATCAGGAGGTCGAACAATGGCGAACACAATTAAATTAAAAAGAGCAAGCGGTAGTGATCCTGGAAATAGTGACCTTTCTGTTGGCGAATTAGCTATACGAACCAGTAATTGCAAGCTATTTAGTAAAAATGATGGAGGATCTGCTGTTGGTATAGTCGCTGGATCGGCTGATACTTTAACTACAGCAAGGACAATAGCTGGAGTCAGTTTCGATGGATCGGGAAATATCTCACTTAATAATAATGCTATTACTAATGGTGCTGGTTACATAGCTGATGTTGTCAGTGACACTTCTCCTCAACTAGGTGGAGACTTAGACGTTCAATCAAGCAAGATAACCACAGCAACTAGCAATGGTAATGTAAAAATCGAACCAAATGGTACTGGAGTTGTTGAAGTCAGAGGTGCTGGAGGTAATGATGGTAAATTGCAACTTAATTGCTCTGCACAAAGTCATGGAATAAAATTAGCCTCACCTGCTCACAGTGCAGGACAATCTTACACGTTAATTTTTCCAGATAATCAAATTGCTGCTGATAAATATATTAAAATAAAAAGTATTTCTGGATCAGGTGCAACTGCGATAGGTCAAGCTGAATATGCCTCACTTGATGCAAATGATCTAGGAGAAGGAACTATACCTGATGCAAGATTTCCGTCTACATTACCGTCAGGCGTAGCCGTAGCAACTGCAAATATTAATGATGATGCTGTTACCTATGCAAAAATACAGAATGTATCAGCAACGAACAGGATTTTAGGTAGAGATTCAAGTGGTGCAGGGGTTATAGAAGAAATAACTCCAGCTAATCTACGCACAATGATAAACGTAGAAGATGGAGCAACTGCTGACCAAACTAACTCTGAAATAGCTGCTGCATTGTCAGATCAAAGACCTTCTATGAAAGGTGCAGATTTTACTGATGATGGCACAGGTAGTCCAATAGTACATATAAAAGGTGATGACGGTAATCCTTGGGCCTTAATAATTGGGAATGATAGTTACTCAACTGGAACTCATGGTCTAAGAATTTATCTTGATAATAATGGAAGTGTGGATAGTAGAATAAGTGGTAATAGTGAATATAGAACTTGGAATATTAAACAAGATAATGGCTCTACTGTTAGATCATTAGTCACACTATCTAATGATGGTTCAGTTTATCTAAGACATCAAGGAGATCTTAAATTAGGCACTTCGAGTTCTGGTGTAAGTGTAACAGGAACTTGCACAGCAACTACATTTAGTGGATCTGGAGCTTCTTTGACTAGCTTACCTGCTGGAAATTTAACAGGTACACTGCCAGCTATAGATGGATCAAATCTTACAGGAATATCTGCTGGAGCAACAGGTGGTGGATCAGATGAAATTTTTTACGAAAATGGTCAAACTGTAACGACTGACTATACTATTACTAATGGCAAAAACGCTATGTCTGCTGGTCCTATAACAATAAACAGTGGTGTTACTGTCACTGTAGGATCAGGAGAAACTCTTACTATCGTTTGATTTATGAAAGCTATTATTGAAAAACAGTTAGTTCAATGGAAAGAAGAACTAGCAAAACACGTTGAAACTAGAAATCAAGCACAAAAAGTATTAGAAGAAGAAACAAAAACTATTTTAATGATTGAGGGTGGGATA